TCTGCAAAGACCCCTTTGATAAAAACGAACAATTGTTCGCTTATGCGCCTGGTGATCCGAACACACATCTTGGATCTGAAAAACCAAAGGCATAACGCTCTCTAGCTTTGTATCTCATATTACCAGTATCGAAATCAGCTTCCATACTTGTACTTAATGGTGTTCTTTCAAAGTATTTAAAACCATTAGGTGCATCTGTCTTAATGAAGAACGCATCTGTGTCTGTTAAGAAGTGGTTAATTGTATAACCCTCTGGTAACATACCCATGTTTTTAATTGCGTTTACATCATTGTCAGATGTACTTGGTCTTAATGTTGACTCTAGAAGTCTGTCTGCAACGAACTGTAGTGCAGGTGGAATGATTAATTTCGTTCCTCTTAATGCTACAATCATATTTCTTTCATCGACAAAGTTTGATATGTCAATCAAAGCATTTTCTAATGATGTTTCATTAAGGTCTGCTGCAGTTGATGGTTCATTCGAAAATGTTCCACCACCACCTAATGGGTGGTCTGTTGCACAAAGCTCTTTACCATCACCACCTGTAAAGCTTGAACTAAAAGCATTATTAAGTGTTGCGGCAGCTTTTACCTGCTTTGTGTGTGACATTGATCTTGCTAATGCTCTTGTATATCTTCTTCCAAGTTGGTCATACAAGTTGTCTTCCATTGCTTCTTCTGTTAAAGCAAAAGCTAATGAAATTGTTTCCATTGTATAACGTGAAGTATACACTTCGTTTGCATCATCAAAGGCAACACCAGCACCTTCTGACTTAGTTTGTGCATTCCCAAATCCACTTAACATTACTTCTTCTTCGAAAGCTCGATCTGAAGTCTCTGTCTCATAAATTTCAGCGTGCTGATTGTCATAACGATCATATTCCATGCCGAATAAAGCGTTAAGACCAGGTTCTAACTCTTTTACGAGTTGCGCTCTTGATATAGCCATAATCTAATCTCCCTTACGCTAATCCTGCACCTTTTTGTCCAAATATGCTATTTTGAATAACTACTTGAACATTGGTGGCATCGGAACTAACATCGCTATTTTCTGGATCTTGTGATATATCTATCGCTTTGATCGGTAAACCAGCGGTTGTTGCACCTGTTGTTACATCCAACTCTGCACCTGATATACCAGTCACAGTTGAACCTGCACTTGTATATACGATGTCAAAGTTACCAAATAAATCCGCAATTGGAAATGCAGCGTCACATTGAATCTCATAGATAACATTTGGATCATCTATAATAAAAGCTTCAATGTCAGAAGCATTTGTGCTTGCAGGATAAAAATTAGAAAAAGTTTCCTTTTTCGTGGTTGGATCCGTAAATCTACAACCATTGAATACTCCAACTATTGGAACAGTCCCACCATCTGCGTGTACTTCAACAGTACCACCAGTGACTTGGGCAACCATGTCACCTTGAAAGATAGCTGTTCCGTAATTGGCAGCGATTCTATATCGGCTTTGTCCACCATGAAAGGCTTGTCCACCTATCATTTTTAAAGGACGCATACCGAAAGCAGCATCTTGATTTGCCATTTAAGTCTCCTTAAAAATTACTAGTTATCACTCTTCTTGCCACCAAATCGAACTTGAGATTTTCTTTCTGGCTTTAAGATCCTTCCAGCAGAAGATTCAGGTTGGCTTGCCAACTCTTGATCATAAACTGCCATCTGATTTGAAGTTTTTTTACGGAAATATTCATCCCTACTTTCAGCAACTTCTTCTGGTATTCGTGCTAATAATAAACCTCCCTGACCGATTACTCCAGCATTTTTACCTTCATCGATAGTTGGGGTTTCAAAGTCAGGATATTCATCTGCACGTACTAATTCGTATCCTTCTCGTCTTCGTTTAAAGACATTTGATTTGTCATCATAGTCCATTACACGTTCTCTTATCCACCTGTGTTTATACCCAACAGGAGCTTCGGGTGCATCAAGGGTTGATGGTGGCTTCCAATCAGTTTTTCTTTCCTGTTTTTCACGAGTAGCAGACTCTCGATTTGATCTATCAGCCATCTTATGCTCCTTTTTGCAGTTTTATTTTTTGCTGTGCATATTTTTCATATGGCACACCAAGTCTATCAGCAGTTCGTCTTTCACTTTCGGTTAAGACTACTCTCTGTTTTCGTCCAGATTTGACAGAAGCTCTGCCATTTACAGGTGCAACAGTTTGGACGTTAGAACTATTGCTCTGATCGTTTGGAAACAATTTAGCCATTTCCTTATCTATTTCTTCATAGTAGCTGTCTTCTGTGGCTTCGTATCCCATAGCACTTACCTTTTTGTCAGCTAACATTAGAGCTAAATTTTTCTCAATTTCATCATCTTTGCCATACCAAGGGTTTTTAGCTATCCATGCTTTTATTTTCGGATTGTCCTCGATGCTGGTTTTTTTGGTTTCTTGATTTTGACTGCTTTGTCTCTCATTTGCTTGAGTTGCTTGTTGTTGCTCTCTGTTTTGCTTAAGGACTCTAAGTCTTTCTTTTTCAATATTGACTTGAGAAAGAGCAGTGGTTGCTTCAGCAATTTTTTCAGCATCTTGAGCATCAATAGCCTCCTTTAGTAATTGCTTAACTTGAGCTTCTTGTGAATTAACTCTGGTGTCAAATTCATTGGTGTAGCCATTTGTATATGTTTCAAGTTGTTTTCTAAGTTTTTGGTTTTCTTCTTCAACCTGCTTGCCATATGAAATAGCATTATTTGCATCATCTTCTGCTGCTTTTCTTTTTGCAGTAAGAGCATCAATTCTTTTTTGTACTTTTTCACTATAAGAATCAAGTTCGTCAGTATCTTCACTACGAACAATTGTTTGCTCTTTTTTTTCAGATTCAGGTTCCTGTGTAGATGGCTGTTGATTTTCATCAAGCTCCACTACAAATTCATTCTCGTTTGAGACTTCTTCATTTTGAGTTTGTTGTACTTCGTTCATCATTACCTCCACTATACATAAGAAATATCTGCTGGGTCAAGTATTGTAGCTATAATATTATCGTCATTTATGATTCTTAGCTCAAGACCATCCACTTTAAACCTATTTCCAGCATATCTACCCATAAGCACCCAGTTTTTCTCAGAACAGTATGCTCCATTTGGGAATTTATCAGAATCTTTATAGGCATCAGCACCTAGCTTAACAACAAAAGCCACGACTGTTGCAAAAGACTCACGATCTCTAGTTGCATCAGGAATAATTATTCCTCCCTTTGTCTTTTCAGACAAATAGTAAGGGATAACAAGTATTCTGTATCCTGTTGGTTGAGGTAACCTTTCTAAAACTGATACATCTAATTTAGATGGATCTTTAGAATTTTCTACTGCTTCTTCTTTTTGATCAAAAGCTTTTGATATAGCTTTAGGAGTCGGATTAACCGCTTTTGCTCTTTGTGCCATTATCCGATCTGGCACGTATAACTTTTTAGTCATCTTCTATACCTTTCATCGAGGTTCTTAATTCTTCTTCAATCCAGGTTAGACCTCGTATTTCACCTGTTATTGCTCGATAGTCTTCCATAGATCCTATCGCTCCATCAGCCAAAGATTCACTTAACTGTTCTTTTCTTTGACGTATGTTCTTGTACAAATGCTCTGCTAATTTAACTCCATCCATTATCACTCTCCCTTAATGATGTAAGACACATAGGGCATTTGTATTCTTTATAGGTATAAATTCCGTATTCTGGTATTGGTTCTTCACACTTTATTTCTTTCATAGCAATTTTATGTATCCAACAAATGACAACCTCTTTTTTTTTATTTTCCATTTTTTTACAATGTATCCTTAGATGTCTGAATAAATCTTGTGTTATTTTGTTAGCCCTTTTTGCTTTTCATATGTCCTCAAGCCGCCAATTCCGAGCATTCCGCCCAAAACAGTTAAAAGTGTACCCATATCAAATTCTGGTAATTCTGGTAGTTCTGCACCTGCAAACGATGCACCGAATATAATTAAATCTTTAATGATAAAATGATATGCAAAAGCAATCGCACAGACCCACCCAACTGCTGGTCGCCAGCCGCCTTTAAATATAGAGCCACTAGCGGCTTCAGCTTTGTTGATTTCTAATTGGGCAAGCAAAGCTTCCTGCGTATGTTTTTGAGACATAGTGGCAATCTCGTGAGCAAGCTTTGCTTTTTCATCTGCATCTGGAATAAATTTATCAAGGAGTCCTGTGACAGGACCTATAAGTGCTTGTAACATGGCTACCTCCTAATATACTTTCACTTTTTTATCGTCAATATTTGGAATGAGTTTACACATACACTCATACTTTTCAACTTTTATCGGTACATTGATTTTTTGATTACTAAGTTTTTCTGCATAATACAAGCATTCATTTACATTTTTAAAATAAACTCCACCATTAAATATATCATTGAGATAGCACATTAACATGAATACAGTCATTTTTTCTTTGCACGTTTTAACGCTTCTTTAGCTGATTTTGCAATTCTAACAACTTCTGTTTTCTTCATTACTTTTGCTCGCTGTTCCATTACTGTCAATATTTGAATTTTACGAGCATAAGGTTTTTTAATTTTTTTTACTTTTCTAACAGTTGCTCTTGCATCAGCAGGAGTTGCAAATTTAATTCTAACTGTGTCTTTAGGGTTCTCATCAGTATATAAACGTCTACCAGTGCCTTTTGGTTTTTTGCCTGTTCCTTTTTTAGGATCTTTTTTTGTCATCTACTTACCATTCTTTTGCATATAAGCTGACGTACCCATATACGTACCGACTATGCCAGCGCCGCTTATATAGAAAAGTGAGCTAATTTCAGCCAATGCTTCTACTCTAGGAATAGGTATTACAAACATAGCAAGTGTAAACACACCCATTCCAATCAACGTATATCTTGCCATGCGTAGTTGTGCTAGATTTTTTCTAAGTTTTGTTTCTGTCTCCTTAATTTGTTTTGCTCTCTCAAGCTCCTCATCTGTTATCAGATCGTCTCCATCAAGGTCGTATTCATTTAGTATAGAATTTTTTTGTAATTTTTTTTGTGTCATTTGTTTTTTACCGCACTATTTAAGGAGTTTATCACATCATCTATATTTGGCTCTTTTTGCCAAGGGTTGTATATACATTTATACTGTTTAGGACACCAACTCTCAATCATCATCTCATAAGTTTTATTGTTACCTATATAAATACAAGCCATCATACCCGATTTTGATTTTATCCTTTTCTTTAATCTACAAGTTGTATAATTTTTTTTTTAATCTTACCCTGATGTATTTTTTGTTGTCTAGTGTAATCTTTTGGTTTGTATTCATATGCGTTTGCTTTTTTCATCCATATACCTGCAACACCTACAATAAATCCACCCACTATAGCTATGACAATAAACCAAGTTATTCCTTCGCCTATCTGCCGTCTTAGTTGTTGTTGTTTGTATACAGTCTGCTGACGTTCTTTTCTTATTTGACCTTCCATAGCAAGAAGTTCTTCGTAAGCACCAGGTCCGTGTGTAAGATTTAGAAATGTTTTGAGTTCGTACCTTTGTTCCTCAAGTTTCTTTTTGGCTGCAAAAGCAGCGAGAGCTGCTTCTTCAATAGATCCAGCTTTAAACAATTTGCCAAACAGGGGAGGGTTTTTAGCTTGTTTCTCAGCATTATCGACATCCGACACAGCTCCCATCCATCGTCCAATATCTCCAGACATTTGTTCAATATCGCGCCCAACTGCGAAACCTTTTTTTATTGCGTCAAAGGCTTTTGATGCTACACCTACGGCTACGGATATTGTTACTGGATCTATCTTGGAACTCCATTATAAAACGCCTTGGAACCTTTGTGGTCTGGCTATTGGTGAAAACTTCTTTATCATACCACCACTACTTTTTTTTAGTGGCTTTTTTTGATTTTTTTTTCGGTTTGTTAATTTCGGCTTTGATTTCCCCGCTTTCGACAATGCTATTGCTATCGCTTGTTTCTGTGGGTATTTCTCTTTCCTTAACTTGCGTATGTTCTTGCTGATTGTCTTCTGGCTCGATCCTTTCTTCAACGGCATTTACAACTCCTTCTTTTGCAAGTCTTCTTTGTATCTTTTTTTGTTTCTCTTGTGCAATCATACCTGCACGAACTGAACTAACCATAACTTATCCTTTCATTTCTTTAAGAGAAGCAATGTCTCTTTTTGTTTGATCGTTTTGATTGGCTATTTCTTCTTGCTGATCAAGTCTTTGCTGATCAAGTAAAACATCATTTCTTTCTTTTTCTTTCTTAAATTGTTGTTCAACTTCAAATTGTTGTTGTTTTTGAGCTACCTCTTGTCCTCTTATTGCTAACTCTTGTTTTCTGATAGATACAAGAGGATCTTCTGTAGGTGGAGGAGTTATTGATTGTGCATATTGCTCACTTATTTCACTTGATATTTCAGCCGCCCTAGATGTTATTTGATCTTGCACTTGTTTCATAGCATTAGGATCTTGTTGCATCATCATTTGTTGTTCTGGTGGTATATTAGCAGTAATCTCTTGTTGAGCTTGTATCTCAGACATCATGGCGATGTGTTCTGATATGTGTCCTTGCAATGTCATAACTATTGCTGCATTTGATTGAGCAATAGGTGTGGCTATCATAGCTAAATGTGCAGATATATGTGCCTGATGGTTTTGTTCAGGAAATGCCTGCAATCTTGCACCTCTCAATGCTTCTTGATTTTCTTTTGCTGGATTCATAGGTGCTGGTTGTGGAGGTGGTTGTAATATGGCATCTATATTTGTTACACCTAAAGCCTCATACATTTTTCTGTACGCTTGATACATACCATTAGGTCCGTGTATATCTGGATTACTTTGTGCAAGTTGTAATTGTGTCTGTGCTAAAGCAATACGTTGTGACATAGAAAATATGTTTGGATCTGAAACAGGTAATACATCTATTCTTTGATCGAAATCAGTTTGCTTTATTTCAGGTGGCGCACCTGGCACCTGATAAGGATACATTGGCGCACCCATTGCAAATATTCTTGCCAGTATTTTAAACTCAACTTTTTGAGAATAATGCAGACGTTTATGTATGGCAGACATAACCTTAGTGCCACGTTCCATAATAGCCATAGTTGTGCCTACAGGTGCGTTGCCCTGCATCTCACCAACTTTCATATCAGCCATAGATGCAAAACGTCTGCCAGAATCAATTAATGTTCCCATAAGAGAATATAATGTTTGTGATGGTTCTTTGAATGGCAACGGCATAATAGCTTGACGTAAATCCATACCAACCATATCCACATCTCTGAACTCGCCAGGATTAAGAGGTGTTTCATCATCTCTTATTCTTGCACCTCGTGCTTTAAATCCAGCAGGTAAGTTTGATAATGTCCCTGCATCTATTAACTGTCTTAGAATTGATGTTGAAGCTCT